GGCATGGAGGCGGATACTACTGAGCACATTCTGCTTTCCATGTTCCGGCGAGCTACCGCACTTGATCAGCCTATGCTGCGCATGCAGGGACATGCCGGTACCATCAAGGACCTGTTCTCGTCGCTGCATATCAATGTGCGGCGCGGGCTAGTTCCCGCGCTAGAGCAGATGGCTAACGCTTACAAGAAGGGCAAGGTTGACGCCGTACTGCTCATGCGCTACGGCGTGCCGCACAACCAAGTAATGCAGTTTGTGGATATGCTGAAGAAGGGCCCCAAGTTCATTCGCGAGGCGGTTGAAGAAGGCAAGAAGTTCGGGATTAGGCCAGACCAAATGGCGGCGTTCGTCAAGATGAAGAGCGCCACATACGAGGCCGCCGCCGCCTGGAAGCGTATCCAGATCATTGTCGGGGGCGAACTGCTACCGGTCCTAGCCGATCTCATGGAGCGGATCGCGGGGAAGATCAAAGACTGGATGCCAGCCGCGAAGAAGTTTGGCGAGTACCTGCGCAATCACTTTGACCAAATACTCACCACCGCGCATACACTGACCAAGGTGCTGCTGATCAACTTCGCAATCACCAAAGCTACGGCCCTGGTGGGGTCTACGGGCATTGGTAAGAGTTTGCTGGGCCACGTCGGCAAGGAGGGCATTGGCGGCGTGGGCTTGGTCAGTCGACTGCTTGCCGGGATAGCTGGCCCAGGTTTGGTCTTTGGCGGTGCTCGTACCGCCGCAGCTGGCGCTGCCGGTACTACCGGAAGTCTTGCGCTGATGGCGCGCATTGGCCTGCTCGTTACAAAGGGAACAGTGCTCTTGTTCCTAATCACGGCTGTAGTTGAAGGCGCTATCGCTGTTGCACAAAACTTTGAGAATATCCAAGATGTTCTCGGCGAAGCGTGGCAGGATATGGTAGCTAGCCTACAGCCACTGTTTGACGCATTCAAAACCGCAGCCCCCGCGGTCGATTGGCTTGAAAAAGTACTCAAGCTGTACATACCAATGGCACTCATAACAGTCATGAATGTCGTTGAGGCCATGATGATCAGTTTCACGGCATGGGTGGCATACGTCAAAGGTCTTATAGGCAAGGGTCCGCGAGTATCGCTGTATGATGCATACTCAAAAGCTGCGGATGATATTGCGGCACGGCGGTCTGCCGACGCCGCTGAAGCAGCCCGCAAGCGCTTGACTGCAGAAAACAAGAGTCTAGCCACGGATAGAGCTGCTAGACTTGAGGCGGCCAAGGAACGCCCTGCGTTCAATCAGAACTTCTACAATGCACGCTTCGACGTACGGCAACAGTTTGCGGAAGGTTACGATCCCGATCGCATTGCAGTAGCCTTTGCCAATGACATTGCCACACTAGGCGAGCGCCGTATGCAGCCCACCACCCTGTCGCCTTGGGGAGCTCGGTAAGCCGTGATCACATCAGCCGCAATCGCGAGTGCCTTGGTGATTGAGGAACTGTCTGGCGATCAGCGCTATGTTGAGCTGATAGGTCGAGCACTGCCTACCGGTGGTCCCCTCGTATTTGAGGGTCACCAGCGCGTTGAGACCACGTGGTATCCGGGCAACCCAATTGCGTCTCAGCAGATACTGGGCCCCTCCGAAGAGCCCACGGAGATCACCGGTACCTGGAAGGACCGGTTCATCGCCGCCACAGACCAGTATGGGCAAAGCGTGGTGCAAGCGGGTGCAGTCAAGGTCAACATGCAATCCGTTGTCGACGTAACCGACGCAGTAAATCTGCTAGATGACATCCGCCGAAAGGGCCAGCTAGTTGAGGTTTCCTGGGAGCATCTGCGTCGGCGGGGCATCCTCAAGAAGTTTCGGCATTCCTGGAAGAACATCCACGACGTTGAATGGGCAATGACGTTTGAGTGGCAGTCTCAGGGCGAAACGCTGGCGCCCTCTGTGATGCCCGAGCCAGATCAGACTGATATCACCACGACGCTACAAGCTAAGGCCAGCAGCCTGACGACCTCGGTAAATCCGCTACTCGCAACGGTAGCACTACTCGCTTCCGCCGTGGCATCAGTAACCGGCTTTGTGGAAAACGTGCTCAACGATGTCACGGACCTGATCGACATCGCGCAGGCGATAGTCAACCTTGTCATGGCCCCTATCGAGGCCGCCAAGCACGCCATTGCGACGCTCAACAAGGTGAGTGCTGACGCCAAGGATACAATGCAAGCTGCTGAGCAGCGTGTTGCCGCCGCATTCGTGGCGGCGCCCTCTCCGGCCAAACAGGCGCTGATCTCGCCCGCCTCTGCCCCAGCGCCGGCTTTTGGCCAGGTACTCTCGGCACATGTTTATATCCGCGGCGTCAAGCTTCAAGCTCGGCAGATCCGGGGCTACGCCGCGCAGCAGATCGCCCTTCTGTCGGCGCGAGCTGGCGTGACCTCCAGCTCGGCTGTGTTTGTAGCCTCAGCAGACGACAATCTGCGCGACGTGTCTACGCGCTTTTACGGTACGCCCAATCAGTGGCGCGACATCGCGGCGCACAACGGCTTGCGTGGTAGCAGGCTTGTTGCCGGGCAGATTGTACGTTTGCCCCCCAAGCAAGTAGCTGCGAGGCCGCGCCAGTGATCTACTACCCGTCCCTAGTCGTGAACCTACGCCTGCGCTTCGATGAGGCGCTGCACGTGATCACATCAGAGTTGCCGGCGCCCGCAAACGTGAAAGACACCGCCCTTGCACAGCCTGACCTTGCGGCAAACGGCTTGGGGATAGACCTATCAGACAAACTCGGTATTGATCTTTCCGATAAGCTTGGAATTGACCTATCAGACAAACTCGGTATTGATCTTTCCGATAAGCTTGGAATTGACCTATCAGACAAACTCGGTATTGATCTTTCCGATAAGCTTGGAATTGACCTATCAGACAAACTCGGTATTGATCTTTCCGATAAGCTTGGAATTGACCTGCGTACGCCAAAGGCTGCTGTGCGCCCGCTGATCTTACGCGGCGCCGCAGATAACCTCACGCGCGTCGTGGCGCGCCAGCCGAAGACGGCATCAGTAGAGATGTCAGGCTACCGCCAGGCCGGAAAGTTCACGATCACCCTTGATTATCGAGACCTGCCAATTGACCCCCGTGTTCTGCGGTCTATGGGTGTCGAGATTCATTTAGGTACTGTAGCCGCAGCTGACTTTGCTGTTGGCGTAACAACTACTCCGCAAGCAGGTATGTCACGGCGCTCGATCCTCAATACGCGAGACGCTTCCGGGTCCATGCGCGGGGATACACTGCTCATGATCGGCGTGGCGGATACCGTCACTGTTGACCATGACGGGAACAAGGGCCTGATCACCATCGAGGGGCGCGACCTGCGTGGTATCCTTCTGGACGCGCCGATTACTGCCGCCGGGTTGTCTCGGATCAACGCCACCCTACCAATTGCGCCAAGCGCTCCGGGCGTCAAGTCCGTTATCAGCGAAATCTTGAAGTTTCACAATGCCACGGCTGGTATCATCGTACAGGCCAACCCCGGCGAATGGCCTGGTGGCAGGATTCCAACGGTACGCGCCGCCGCTTTTGCTTCGTCCGAATCGACTGACGTCGTACCCCCACCAGATCAACAGGCCACAATGAATCCTGCAGGCAACCCAGACCGGTTGACCCTGTGGGACGTCATCAACTACTACTGCCAGTTGGTTGGCGCGGTACCCTACTTCCAGGGCGCTAAGCTGCTTGTTCGGCCAATCCGAGGTCTCTACGATCAGGTCAACAAGGCGGGGTTAGACCCGCGCTTTCCAACGCCATTTGCGGATGGTAAGCCACGCGAAATCGCCACCAGCGATGGTAGTGAACCGCTGCGCAACCGGCGGATGGTGTACGGGCGCGATATCGCTAAGCTGAAGTTCGAGCGCAAAATGGGGGGCAAGATTGTTCCCCCCGTAATCGTGCAGTCATACTCGACATCTTCGGCGGAGCGCGGTGCCGCGCGCATGATTGAGGCCCAGTGGCCAACAAACGCGCCCGCGCACAAGAAGGCGCGCACGGAGCGCGTTGCGCCTTCTGGGCACTCAACATCCAACTCCCCCGTGACGATTTGCGTGCCCAATATCCGTAGCAAGCAGCAGCTGCAAGAGATCGCGCACTCCATTTGGGAAGAGATTGGGCGTGGTGAGATGGGTGGAAATTTCAGCTCTAAGGACTTGGCCTCGTTTGGCGGGGACGACAAGGACGCTGATCTGATCCGCCTTCGCCCGGGAGATCCAATCGAGATCACCATGGACGGGCGTGGAATCGGCAGCCGCCCACCTGGGCCTAACGAACTGCTCAGCCATGGATCGCAAGACCGGGCGTTTGAGGCCGAGGTCAAGGCAATTCAGCAAGTACTTGCCGATGACCCGAGCAGCTCCGGTGACGAGAACTTGGCGCGTGTACTCGTAGCCTGTGCGCGTGGCGCCGTGAAGGAGCTCCAAAGCTTCTTCCGTGTGTGCAATGTCAAATACAGTTGGGACGCCTCATCCGGAATCGGTGTGGACGCCGATTTCCAAAACTTTGTGGAGGCCCGCTATAAGACGGCGGTTGACTCCTCAGCCAACGTAGCGGCCCCAATTTCTGAGGTGATCCCAGATGCTGAATAGGTCTAGGGTATCGCGCGTCCTAGATATCGCGCGTCTCGGCGAGGCGCTCGCCCGTCCGGGTATGGACCCACGGACGTGGATCAGCTATGCGATTGTGCTGGCCTACTCTGTCGACCCGTCGCATGGCCCTTTGGCGCGGGTCAAGATGCTCCCGGGCGGGCTTGAGGACGTGGCGCGCGTTGCCTATGACTACGCCGGTAATGGCTTTGGTTTATATACAGGCAGCCTGAAGGTCGACGACGAGGTGCTAGTGGCAGCCCCCAACGGGGAGCCTGCCGCGGGACTCGTGGTTGTTCGCCGACTATGGTCCCCCGCCGATCCGCCGCCGCAGGAAGCCGTTGACCATCCCGAGGATGTCCTACTGCACGTTGAGGATGGTAAGACACTGCGCTTGACCGTGTCAGGTGGCGGCCGGATACTCCTTGGCGGGGAGGACTCAGCTGAAGCAGTGCCACTGGGCAACACCCTCGTGGATGCGCTAACAGAGCTGCTAACGACGGGTGCGCTGCAAAGCCCAGTTGGGCCCGTATTCGCCAAGGCATCTTGGGTGCAAAGGTACCTGGACGACGCAGGTACAAACATCTTGAGTCAGAAGGCTTTCACGGAGCGGGGGGACAGCTGATGGCCATGAATTCCGCTACCATGGGGGCGCTGATCAAGACGCAGCTCGATACCGATATGCCCGTTTCGGACGACCTCACTTCGGATCAGATCTCGGAGCTGGAGAGCTCTCGGGCAGCATTTGCGCTTGCTATCGCGCAAGGGGCTGTGCTGCACATCCAAGCTGCGGCTGTGACCGCTACGCCCGGCGCGCAAGCGGGTGGCGCGACGCTGCCGGGGACGGTGGCTTAGTATGCTCAGCCTGACCACCGCCAGCGCACTCAGCACAAACACTGTACGCGTGCTGGCGCACAGCACCAGTGCCGGTCCGCTTAGCGTGTCGGCGCTCACGTCTGGAGATGCGCTGAACCCCAGTACCTGGGGCGTAACGCGTTCCGACTCGGGGGCGGCGTTTACCGTTCTTGGTGTCACGGCCGTGACACCATCTGCCGGTGACTATCCGTTTGATCTCCTAGTTTTGGAGGCTCTTCCGGATTTCAGTGTGCAATGTGCTGTGTCTACAAGCACGTTGCTAGATACAAATCTAGCTCCAATTTCTGGCCGAACCTCCGCAAATTTCCGCGGTGTCGCTACCGCAACTACGCCAGCTGCCGCCAACCTGGGCGGGTCTGTCGATGTGGCCAATATTGTATCGCCGTCCGGCAATGACATGAGTGGCGCCCTGTATGTCGGGGCTGATGGCGACTACGCCACTGAGACCGGTTCGGTGCTGATTCGCAAGCTTGTGGTTCGCCGGTTATTCACGTCACCCGGCGACTTCTTCCACCTGCCTGACTATGGCGTGGGGCTGAAGCTGAAGGATCTCACCAACCCAGGAAATCTAACCCAGCTCCGGCGACAGATCGAACTTCAGATCTTGCGCGAGCCCGAACTCGCGGAAGTCCGCGTATCGCTCAGTATGTCAACGTCGGGTATTCTGACCATCAGGATCAGGGGGCGCTTGCAATCTGGTGAGCCGGTCGACTTCACGCAAAAGGTATCTATTGATACTGGCGGCAATTCAACGGTATTTCCACCAGCTAATAAGCCGGCACCTGACGCCAAGTTACCGCCGCCAATCGCGCTACGGCTAACACCCACTACTGGGCCAGATCTAGGCAGCACACCCGTTACCATTACGGGAGCGAACTTTCTTCCTGGCGCGAGTGTAACCTTTGCCGGGGTGGCTGCCACTATCTACGCGCTTGCCTCGGATGAGATTGATGTGCTAACCCCTGCCGGTACAGCGGGAAGCGCTGCGGTACGCATTACCAATCCAGACGGCCAGTATGTTGATGTCCCCGGCGGCTACATTTATACCGCAGGCACGGCGTTCGCGTACGCAATTTCCAGAGATAGTGCAACATGGCTGCAATGCAATATTGACATAGCGTTTGCAGATATCATCTGGGTGGCTGCGCTTAGCAAATTTGTGGCTGTCGGCAACTACATCGCGACCTCTGGCAACGGCTTTGCCTTTACACCCGTTTTCACCCCGCCAGACAACGGCGTATTCAACGGCGTGTGCTGGACGGGTTCTTTGTTAGTAGCCACAGGAAAGGACGACACTGGTGGGATTATCTACACGTCACCGGATGGCGTCACGTGGACAGTTCGCTCAGCGCCCGCCGCTACCTATCTCCTATACCGCGTGGCTGCACATGGCAGTATCATTGTAGCCGCTGGGTACGAGACTGAAACACCCGGGCCATGCTTTGTGTGGTCTAGCGACGGAACATCATGGGCACGTAGCACAACGGACGGCGGCGTGTACCAAACAACCATGGCTCAAATAGATCCAGCTGGGCCGCGGGGCTTTTTGACACCGGGGCCACGCATGGGCGGAAATAACCTGTACGCGTCCACTGACGGGTCATACTGGACATCTGGCAATACAGGACTTGGCAGAGACTACCGTGGGGTATGCTGGAACGGCGCACAATATAACCTTGTCGGCGACTACGGTATGGTCGCCGTGTCGGTTGACGGTGTTACCTGGGACGAGGAAATTGCGCTTTCGAGTGCTATGCTGCTCGCAGTAGTTTGGGATGGCACAAAGTACCTAGCCGTAGGTTCAAACGGTTCTGCCTACACAGCCCAGGCCGCAGTCTCTACAGATGGCGTAGTCTGGACAGACCTGGGCAGCTTCCCGCCCGAGGTGGGGGGTCAGGTCGGTCTCGGATTTGGAAATGCAACTGCGGTTGCCCGGAGCGCCACGCTAGGCATTTGGGTAGCTGTTTAGGAGGTATGCAGTGGACTTCGCAACCTTTCAAGACCTGTTCAGAATCGCGCGCGATGAAGTGCTAGCGCGCAGCGCCAAGATTACGCGAGATGCCGTGGAGCGTGAGGGGTCAGATGCCAACGTCCTCGTCGCTGCCGCTTGCGCTGTTGGAGACGAGGTAATCGGCCAGATCGTTGACGTGGAGTCGGGCTTGTTTCTCGATTCTGCTGCGGGGCAGGCTCTAGATCGTCTCGTGTTTGATCGATATGGCATTGCCCGAAAGGCCGCCGCGCCGGCGGTCGGCCTCGTAACCTTTTCCTTGCCCACGCCAGCGGTAAGCGCCTTTGCGATCCCAGCCGGTACCGTGCTGCAAACTTCGTCGGGTATCCAGTTCATAACTACAACCTCGTCGGCAGTGTTTGGCGTTGGTGATACGACGCTTGACGTCAATGTACGTAGCGCTCTGGCGGGGGCTTCTCAGCAAGCCGGCGCAGCAACGATTACAAACATCTTGACCGCCATATCTGGCGCGCCGGTTGGCCTTACCGTAACCAACACAAACGCAACAGCGGGTGCGGATGACGCTGAACCGGATGACGCCCTGCGAACCCGTGCACGCCAGTTTTTTGTCAATGCGCGACGCGGCACGGTGGGGGCTATTGAGGCCGGCGCTCTTGCTGTGCCGGGTGTTCGTAGCGCTACCGCGTTCGAAGCCCTAGACACCCTTGGGCGCCCGGCAAAGTCTGTTGAGCTGGTTGTAACAGATGCCTTCACCAGCGCACTCGTACAAGCCGGGGTTGACCCCCCGGCCTACCAGACTCAAGCACAGACGCTCGCCGAGAATGTATTCGCGGGACTTGTCGACTCGCGCGCCGCTGGCATCTATGTGGCGGTCACAGTTGCTCAGGTGGTACTACAGCCCGTACGCCTTGCCCTGACCTTTACGGCTGGGGCAGATACTAACCCCGTGTCGGCGCAGGCTGTGGCCGCCATCGTCAACTACGTCAATGCGCTTAAGCCCGGCGCTGCATTCGTGGCCGCTGCCGCAAACGCAGCCCTGCAATCTGTACCGAACCTTGTATTTACGGGGGATGAGGTCATTTCTCCACCCGGAAACGTACAGCCTGGTATCTTGCAGGTTCTGCGTACGTCCACGTCACTCGTAACCGTGATCCCGTAAAGCCATGGCCCTCCCTGTCGAGACAAATGCCGCACAGGTTGCCGCTGAAACCAACAGCCAGGCATACTACTTGGACCTTCTGTCGCGGCTGCTGCCCGGCAGCTATCTATCTGCGCTGATTACCCCAGGACCTGGCTACGAACTGCTGCAAGCGTTCGCCGCGCTCGCCGCACGCGCCAGCCTAGCGACGGCGCGCTGTGATATCGGTAGTCTAATTCGCACTGCCGCGGGTGGTCAGAAGGCCCAAGCGTTGGTAGCGTTCTCCCGGCCAGATGCCTCGCATGGCGCTGTGACTGTATTGGCCGGAACGATCGTGACAACAAGCAACGGCGATCGGCGCTTTGCTCTTCTCCGGGACGTGGTTTTTGGCGCCTCGGATACCGGTCCCATAGCAGGTACAGTTGAAGCCATTTTGCCCGGGTACGAATGGAATGTGCCGGGGCCCAAACTTACCGCTACTGGCGAAGTTCTACCCGGCGACATCGATACAATCGAGCTTCCGTTGCAGTCTCCCCCCTTCGGCGATCCCACAATTGTGGTTGAGCAGACCGCCGATTCTCAGGGCGGCATGGCCCAGCAGCTTGACGGCCTGGGTAGAGATCGGGACCTTGACCGCTCGCCGGGAGAGACAGACGCGCACTATCGTTCGCGGATATCTACTCTACCCGATACGGTTAGCCCCGGCGCCATTCTACGCGCGGCAACCGCATTACTTGGGTTCACGCCCACAATGGTTGAGACCTGGGATGCGGCATACCAGACATGCTGGGATGGCCCTAGTACAACCTTCCCGCCGCCGTCGCACTACAATCCCAATCTGTTCGCGTTTGATGATGCGCGTACCACTACTTTCTCTGATCGCTGGCTCGATGAGGTAGATTACCGCGGTGCGTTCTTCATCATCCTTCCCGCGTTGCCTGCCATTCGTGACGTCGGGATGGCGTATGATGACACAGCAGAAACACCCGCAGCGTTGCTTACTACTCTTGGGGGACGCGCTACAAATGCCTATGATGTGCCGTTTGATTACTCGGCGGCCCGGATGGGTGGCTACGACGGCTTTGACCCGGGAGCGGCCTCCCTGTACTCTGGCCTCTGGGCGGTACTACAAAAAATCCGAGCAGCGGGTGTCACGGCCGGGGTTGAACTGCTAAACGATCACTCACAAAATGATGTGCCCGGCCTATCTGATTGGCCCTAAAGGAGAAGCACGATGTCAGGAAAGCCCTTTGACCGCCTCATTACAAATGTCCGTGAGCGCCCGATGTCCTCGGATCAAAACCAGGGCATTTCGCAACTCGATGCCTCCATCCGTGAGGTGCTACGCCAGCTCTTCGGGGTGAACCCTCTTGTGGGCCCAAGCGGATTCATCAATGGCAGCTTCCAGGCGATCGCCACCTCACCCGCGTCGATGAGTATCCTCCTCGAGCCCGGCCTGGGCTTGCAGGACGCGCCAAGTGACGAACCGACCGACATCGGCGGGGCGGTCCACCTGGATGACCTCTCAGCTACTAAGCCGCTGTATCTCAACGCGCAGCAGACCCTTGCTCTCGCTGCTGCGCCGAGCGTTGGCCAGTCGCGCTACGACCTGATCGAGGTACGGCATAATCGGCTGCTCACCGACAGTGCTTCGCGCGATGTGCTCGACCCCACCACTGGGATTTTTGCCGCAGGTAGTGTTTACAAAACGCTATCCGCTGCGCTTGACGGACTCGTGGGTACTGTAGCCGCACCCGCGGATAGCACCACCCCGATTGGTATCAAGACGGGTGTAGCTGCCACCAGCGGCTCTGAGACGGTACCCGCCACGACCAGCGGCTACCTTCCGGTCGCGACGATTCACGTCGTTGGCGGTGTCACGTCGATCGACTCCGCGCACATCACGGATCTACGCGGTACGATCAAGCCAGCGCAGACTAACGTCACGAACGAGTTTGGGGCTGACCAGATCTTCGATGGCGACGTGGAAATCAAGGGTACCCTGACGGTCGACTCCACTGGTGAGATCGTCAACAATGCCCCCCTGGCGCAGAACGGAAACGTCACCATCGGCGCGACTGTTTGCGACATCGCGCACCTGGTCTTGACCGGCGACTGCAACGCAGGCAGTCACAAGATCACAAGCCTCGCCGCGCCTACAGCAAGCGGGGATGCGGCGAACAAGGGCTATGTCGATGGCGCTATCGCGGCGGCCGTCGTTACGGATTCGGCCTCGTGCGGCTTGGACGCCTATACGGGCTCCAGCTCTCCGACCCTGATCACCAACCTGACGGCAGCGATCACCACGGACGGCAGCCCGGTCATGGTGTCAATAATGCCGGACGGCTCCTCAACTGCACTCTTCTACGGTGCATCTAGCTCCGCCAAGGGCGCGTACTACATTTATCGGGATGGGGTGTCGATCGGGAAGTGGGACGTCGACATCGACTTAAACAGGGCCCCCGGGTTTCCGCTGACCGTCATCGACGCGCCGGCAGCGGGAACGCACACCTACGAGCTACGCGCGAGCTGGACGAGCGGAGGAAACTTCGTGCTCTCGTACGCCAAGCTCCGCGTGGCGCAGATGTAGAGCAAGATCAGGGCGCGCGGTTCCGCCGGCTAAGCACTCGCGGGCGGTCTGCGCTTGACCGTGGTGGCACGTGTGTATACGTCCGACATAGCGGCCCTGATTGGCACCCCCGTTACCCTGATAGTATACCAGCTGTAATCGCCTACATCAGAAGTGGATCTGCAGGCCCACCCGGAAATTATGAGCTACGATCGCCGATTCGAAGGTGATGGCTGTAAATTGCCAAATGTTCCGGTAGGGTCGTGGCAGCAGATACGCAATGCCCGCATGGGCTAGGCCACAAGCGGCAAAGTAAGCAACAACTGTGCCATCAGATGGGTGTTGGCCTAGCAGTACATTGTTCTCGTGGCGTGGCGGGCGGATGTTAAGTGTCTGGACCATATCCAGAGCTAGCGTGAGTTGCGTTGTCACCTCTAAGGTGGTATCCAGCGTCGTCCAGCGCTGGGCATCGTCGTCGGCCCAAGTCGTGTTGGCAGAGAGGCTGAGGCAGGCGAGAGCGGCTAGGTATTTGGCCATCGTCATGCCCGCTAGTAATGCACGCCACGTGCCAAGTGGGCATCTAGCAAAAACGCAAACTTAGTTCTTCCGCGCACCGGGTAATAATTACCCCGAGTAGCAAAAGCGACCCCACCCCTAGAGATATCGGATGGCTACTATCTGCCCACTAGGTGTCAGTGCAACTACTTTGTGTGAATCCAACGACGATTCTGCCACGAGTCCTAGCACGCCCCCACTAGGCGTCAAGCACTCACCGGTCAGAATAACGTGTGCGGCATAGCTCTTGCTGACGTGTTTGGAGGCCAGTATCGCATATGTGGCTAGGCTGGGCTTTGGTCGTATTCCGCTGGTCATGTGATCCGCCGATGGTCTTGGTGCGCAGCAACCCACTGGAGCTCTGCCAGTGCCCCAGCAACTACGGTCCATCCGCACCGTGCGCAGTAGCGCTGAGCCGTAACGCGCAGTCTACTGCCGATCGGCAGGTACTCAGTCTCTACACGGACGTCCTGGCGCGCGCCATGCCGCGGGGTGACTGGCGTAGCGGTCATCGTGCCATCTCGCGCCTGATGCGGCGGTGGGCTTCGCAGGGATAGCCCGCGGGGTGCTTGCGCGACTTGGTACAAGCCGGGCAACGCGCCTCTTTGCGCAGTAGGGCCGCCACTCGGCGCCGCATGGCTAGCACCTCCGCCTCGGGTGTGCGTGTGTGTTGCATGGCTACTCCCCAGTGGTGGCTGCAAGGGCCTTGTCATAGGCGCGGCGTGCCTTGTCGTAGGCGCAGCGAGCGCGGTGGGCGGTCGCGAGAGCCTTGCTGTGGACGGTATAGGCGGCTTCGCGCGCAGGCCGTATGCCTTGGCCCACTCAACGCCCGTGATACCGCGGATCGTCGTCGCCAGCGTCAGCGCCCGTGCCTCGGTCAGCGTCTCTGCGGTCTTGGTGTTCGTCGTCATGATCACTGGTATTGCACTCTTCGGGCCAACTACTGATCTAGAGATTCTGCGTAGTTAGCTGCTTTACTGCCTGGGTAGTTAAAGCCTCTGGGTAATGAGATTTTACCCACGTGGTGTGGATGCCCACTCTACCCCACAGTATCGCTAGGTCTTCTCCACCGCGCGCGTAGCCGCATGTAGGACGACATCGTTAAGGTGCGCGCACAGACGCTGTGCTTCGCGCATGGCGACACTGAACTGATCTCGATTGGATGAGCCCACGTACAGGCACTCCCAAGTCTGGACGATCTGCTTGACCGTCTTGTGCCGCGGGTGGATTTGCTTGGGCGGCCGGGTAGGATCGGCGCACTCCACAACAGCGATCCGCATACGCTTGTGCTGCCACTTCCAGCTAGACTTGGTAGGCGCTGCAGCGGTCATGACGATGTAGGTGGCGGTCGTCATCTTGTTTTCCATCCTTTCTATGGTCAAGACTAGCGCTCTTTCTGAACGGAAAATATACCCTAATCATGGGACACCAAGAAAAAGAAAAAGCCCCCAAATTACGGGGGCTTCCGTCCTAGCCTACAACCCGTCACTTCTTCCGCCGGCGCTTTTGCTTGCTGGCGCTCCGGATTAGTGCGAGCACCAGCCGGTACACGGGCAGCTCCAACCGACGAACAAGCTGTTCCTCCTGCACGAACGAAAACCGTGGTGGCATCGCTGCGTGCAATGCCTCATGGATCAGCGAGCGCTCTAGCTGGTCTATTGGCTGGTATTGCTCCAGCAAAATTTCTCGTCGGTGTCTTAGGTACAATCCAGAAACAAGATCGTTCTCGGCATCTCGTGGATCGGGCACAATGCGCACGCGAATTTTCTGCTTGTGCAAAGTCAATGCGCGCGGAATCCGAAAATTTTGGCGAGTACGTTCCATAGTAGTCACCTATTTCTGCACCCCAAGACGGTTCTCTGGCGCCACGAGTACCGGCCAGGTACACGTCACCCCATACCTGGGGTGCACGTAGAACAGCACCTGTTTCGGCTCCTCGTACGGCATAGCTCGCGCGGAGGCATACTCTGAATACCCGGGGAGCGATCCATTTGTAATCGCGCCGGGTAGCACCAAGTGCTGATGCCCGTGTCCCAGCACTGCCGTATCAAACGGCTGCCCAATTTGCATATGCGCGGAACGCAGGCGCTTAACGCCACGCGCAACAATGTTCACCCACCCCGACTCGCTATCGCCACCACTCGGCATCCCGCTGGCTGGGTCGCCATGCAGCCCCAGAAAACGATGCCCGCATACAGTCCACAGGATACGCGGACCACCCGCGAGTTCCATGGTGATGCGCTTGTCATTGCGCAAGCGCCCCTCAAGAATGTGGAATACCACAGCGTCAAGGTTGGTCGCATTGCGATCACAGAAAGGCATCTTCTGCGTGATCCGTCCGTGGTTGCCAGTCACCCAGTAGGACCGGACGCCGCCAAAGGCGTCAGCGAACAGCCGGAAACCTGGCTCTAGCAGTTCCGCCACCAGTGCCGCAGCATCGACGCCAATCGGCTGGGACTGCCGCTCTCCCGGATGTATGAACCCGCCCAAGAGGTCGAGCAGGTCACCTAGCACAGGCACGACAATGCCGTCATGCGACGGCCGCACCATGTGGTTAACCCCAAGATCAACCGTCGATTGGAAGCACGTTTTGAGGCGCTTCGCAGCCTTAGCGGGAGAGAAAGCCGATGCCCCTAGGGTCTGCCGAGGATCAATCGACTCGTTGACATGCAGGTCGGACAGAAGCAAGTTCGGAATACCTGGGCTGGACGAGGGCGGGGCGCGCACAACATTCCAGCGCGCAATTGTCGCCCCGCGAGTCAGGACCGCCTGTACCGCCTCCGCCCGCATACGCCGCTCCGCCTCGGCTTCCTCGAGAGGCTCAAGCCGCTTTCGCGCCTCTCGCAGTTCCCTACGCACCTCGGTAAGCTCCTCACGCGCAGATACCGCCAGCTGCCGATTACGGTCCTGTTCTTGCCGCAGACGCGCTTGTACTAGCTCAAGCTTGGTCACAGTACCCTCTCTCCGCGCTTCCGTGCCTTGTAAGCGCGACTTCGTGCAAGACCCGCTGGACTACTATTGTATCGGCGACTTCGGGCAAGACCTGCTGGACTGCTATTGTATCGGTGGTGTTTGTCACGCCCGCGGTCACTATTTGACAGCCGCTGATCCCGTGCCCGGCCCTTGGCGCTTGTGTTATACCGATGATTGCTGGCGCTACGCCGCGAGCGGTTAGCCCAGCCATCTTCTGGCGTGCCCGTAACCTCATCGTGATAGGGATCGCGCGGCATGCGCCTACTTTGCCCCAAGGTAGTGCTTACCAGACGGCGTCAGTACATAGCGCCCGCCCTTGGGGCCATGCTGGACAGTCGCTGTGTGGTGCATCTCTGGATGGAACAGCAGCCTCGTCATGCTAGCCCCCCCTTCTTGTGCAACCGCCGAGTAGCGCCAATCCGCGCCAGAACTGGATCAGCCACTACTGGGCTTGTGCCTACGCCGATGCCGACGATCTTCGGCGGTGACTCCACGCCAAGTACCGGCGCCTTGATAGAGTTTGCCTTTGGGCGCCTCACGCCTAGCTGGCGCGACAGGGCGCGGATTTTCTTGAGCTCCACCAAGCACCTCCTTGCGCTTGCGCTCGAGTTCAGCCAGATGAGCTTCGAACACGGCGCACCCGCGGCAAGACCATCCCGACCAGGCTTGCGCCGCAACGTAATCTAGACAGGCGTCATACTTAGCACAGAACAGATGACGATGCGTCGCTGCTAGGTCAACGCTACTCGGCTGGAACGGCTGGTGTCTGCGCGCGGGGGTCGCCCCAGCAGGCGGGTGCTGCCATAGATGCACGACATCGCCCATTTAGCCTCCCGTCAGTGCTTTATGTAGCGCTTAGCGCCAGATGTCGTGGTCGTGTACTGGCCTCCGCGCGGCCCTGTCTGTGTACTATTTGCTTGATCTGGGTGGTGTACTTATGCGCCTGTTGCTCGCGCGCGTACATCTTTTCCATACCGCGTGCAAAATCTCTTGTGCTCATCGCCAATGCCTCCTAGGTACATACTGCTGTTAAAGATACACCTTCTCTCCGCCTACGAGACGCCAGCCGGGAATACCCCAGCCCGGCCGCCAGGGCTGCACAGCAGCCCGGTCATTCGGCCGATCGGGGGGGGCCATCCACGGCGCGCGCTCCTGGTAGCGCGCTATTTCTGCCGGAGTAAGCCCGGGCGCAACGGCCGGAAAGCCGAACAGCCCGCCCGGTTCCGCGATCTGACCATGCAAGGCTAGCGAGTCCGCACCCACCCGATCATCTAGGGGTTCGCCCGTTTCGTCATCAACATGCTCGGACCAGCGTTTCATCATGTCGTCCAGTTCCCGCGCCGACTCCTCAATACCGTCTACTTGTGCCAGGTTCGAGGCCCACGCGAGTTCTGTCCGCACGATGCGTGCGCCCTGCCACCACTCCCCAGCGGCGACCGCGGGAATCATAGCAATCGCTTCTTCGGTGGTCGCGCCGGTAGCCGCCGCGAGAGACGTTGCTTGATGCACCTCAGCAAAGAGCCGCGTACCCCAGTGGGCCATCGAGCGCTGGTGCATGGTGTCCAGCGCCGCTGATCGTTTACCGACAAGTTCGCGCAGCTTCCAAGCTTGGTCGATTGGCACTACAGTTTCAGCACCACGAAAGTGCCGCTCTAGCTGTGCGATGTTCCTCGCCAGCCCGCGGATGGAGTCAGTTGCCGCATCTCTGGAGGCGTCGGAGAGGTCCCCGGCGAGCCGAGACAGCAGCTCCCTGTGCCCCACCCGTAGCTGTGCGAGAAGAATCCGCTGCTGATGTGCTGTGAAGCGATCTCCCTTGCCCGCGCGTACAAGCTTGCTCACCCGTCTCGCCACAGCGTCATGCGCCTCTTCGTAGAGGTCCCTCATACGCGGTAGCGTTCGCCGGTCCACCAGAGCATCCAGCCGACGCTGGTGCTCAGTGAGTGCCTCAGCGAAGGGCTTCAGGCTCTTTTTCCGGCGTGGGGCCAAACTTATGCGTCCTCGTTTTCGTCATCCTCTTCGTCTTCTTGGTCCTCATCGGGCTCTGAGGGCTCTAGCGGAAACACGACATGGACGCTCTCGCCATCTGGATGGAACAAATTGCAGCACCCGTGATCCAGGGCCACATCACCCCGAACCTTAGGGTGGAGACAGCTGCCGACGCGGTCTTCTTCTGGGGCATCCTCTTCGTCGTCATTGCCGTCATCATGCGCTCGGGCAAACGTGCAGTTACCACAAGCGAACGCCCCGGCATCTTCCTCTACCTCCATGTACTCGACGTAGGGCTCCATCTTGCGGTGGTCTTGCGCCTCCGCGCTCATGTCACCCTCGGGATCGTCAGGGTGCTGATCGGCCTCCTGCCCGTCGGCATGGAACTTGTCATCGTAGGCTGAAATCATGGCGCGCGTCTTCTTGGGGTCCATTGCAGCTCCTTGCTTAAGCCTTCGTGCACGGTAAAACTTCACCAGACGCTACCGCCTTGCGGCGGCCCTCATCGTCTATATACCAACGATCCCAATCGCGTGGGTTACTATCCGCGTTAGCGCTGCAGTAAAAGCATCGCCATTCTCCTAGGCGATCTTCACGTCGGACCGCTAGATGTGCATGTTGCATTGCTTCCTCAGTTCATACACACGCGAGACCCGCCCTCGGAGATGACGAAACGCCCACCGCGCTTGTCAGTCTGGACGGCGCCTTTGGCCTTCTTGGCGCTCTTGGCGCTCTTGGCCGTAGCTAGCCGAGACAGCTGCTTCTCCTTGGACCCCCAACCGCGCTGGCGGGATTCAACCGCAGACTTGGCCTGGGGTGACATGTTTTTCTGTACGTAGGCGTCAGTTTTGTCGGCACGTTCCTTTTTGCCATCGCCTCGGCCATTCTGCGCACAGACCGTTCAGAGGTTTGATTGCCAGATGCCGCGTGCTTATCTGCGATCGCGTGCAAGTCGGAGGACTTCATGTGCTTTGAGAGATACGCCAGCGTGCTACTTTTCATATATTACCTCGCGCTCGGGTCGTACTTGGGCCTAAATTCCCTTGGGGTCATACTGCGGATTGCCCCCGCCACAATTTGCGGTATCTACGCGCCGCCCTACCCGAGGGCCTACCCAGGCGGAACTTTTCTGCTTCTTTTTCGCCTTAGCCAGCCGGCCCAACTGAGTACCTTTGGCCCCCCACCCGCGACGCAACGCTTGGCTGGCGGTCTTCGCGTCATCCGCGCCGCGCTCCTTCTGGGCCACAGCCTTGGCCATTCTACGCACAGACCGTTCAGAGGTCTGGTTGCCAGATGCCGCGTGCTTGTCCGCGATCGCGTGCAAGTCCGCAGACTTCATGTGCTTTGAGAGATACGCCAGTGTACTGCCCTTCATGTATCACCTCGCGCTCGGGTCGTACTTGGGATTTCCCTTATCACCCTTTGCCACAACCTGCGAGGCATCGACGCCCTCGTCGCGCGCCTGCTCATGCACATCATCATGACATTTCGTACAGATTGTAACTAGGTTGTTCGGACTGGAATCGTGGCCCTTCTTATCTAGCCAATCTGACTCAGATATTCCGCCCTTGTGATGACATGTAATCTTCGCGCGATCGCGCTTACCGCAGCGCTTGCACGTGTACTCATCTCGGCGCATCACGCCAAGCACAAGCGACGCGGGCAACCCGCCCTCTCCGTCGTTATCGAGCACTACACCATGCTGCTTGGCCTCACGGCGCATGTTCCTCAACGCGCGTTGCTCCTGCGGGTTGCGCAAGTGCGCGCCCTGCTGTTTCTTGTCAACGCGCTGGCGCGCCTGTACATATTTCTTCGCCACGTCGCCCATAGCTATCCCCCCGGCTCAGAACGTCTTCCAATGCGCCTGCTTGGCCTTCTCATAGACTTCCTGCGCCTTAGCAATGCGCCGCCGGTCCCCAGCGCGATGCGCAGCCGTGAGCGCGGTCAACGCTTGCACAGCAGCCCGATAGGTCTGCGCGTCGCGCGTGGGGCGCATTGCAGCGAGCTTCTCCGCACCTGATGGATCACGGCTCATATCTGGACACCCCTTGGTGGTCACTTCCGTGGACATGTTTCTCCCCCGTCCCACCCCACGACAACTCGTCCTTTAGGATCGGGGCCTCTATCAATTTCGACTATGCACCATGATGGTCCTTTGGCGGCGGCCTTCTCGGCGTCGGGCGCACACAACTGGCATGCCACAACCTCGGATACGCGCAGCATCGGGCCATAGATCGTTGGGATGACCGGTACCTCGCCCCGGTGTGCTGGGTCGGGGTTACCGGCAGCGATCGCGATGAGTACCTCGGGGCATAGACGCTGGAGCTCCACAAGCGGTGCGATCACCCGGATCACGATGTGCGGCTTTCCGCCGCACTTGGTGCAGCGCTTACCGGCCCAGGCAATACGCGCATGCATCTCCTGCGGCGTCTCTTTTCCATCGGCAAAGCGCCGGGTATGGATCACCTTGGACATCAGCCCTCCTCTTCGTCATCGACCCGCACTACCGACACACCGTCTCGATCAAGCTCGTTACCTCTTGCGCCACACCATGAGCAGCACCAGGGCCCCCAACAACTTACCGCTCTGTTGGGT